AGATCCTGATATTGTACTTGACGAGGGTGATGACGAAGAAGTTTTTACTTTTGGAGATTTACTTAATGATTTGTTAAAACCTGCTTTTCCGACTTTTGACCCTAGCACTGTTGGTCCTTTTATTTTAGGAGGAGAAGGTGATGATACAGGCGTTGATGCAAGTGATGATACAGGTGTTAGCACTACCGCTCCTGTTGTTCCTCCTGTTGCTCCTGCCGATCCTGTTCCTAGCACTGTTCCTGGTACTCAGCCTGATGGCGATCCTGAACCTAATCTTAAACCTGATCTTGATCCGACTCCCGATCCAACTGTGGTTTCTGATGAGATCGTTACTGACGATCAAGCAGTCGTAACTATCCCTGAGATCATTAAGCCAAAATCTACAGAAAGCAAAAGACAATTATTTGACATAGTCACAAGCGCAACGCCAATAACAGAAAGCATCTTGTTTTCGCCACAGTTTGTAGACTTAGATAATATTCAGCTAGGAATGTTTGACGCATTCTTGAAAGCCTCTGGAGGCAAGTAATGACATACTTGGAAGCAATTAACAGTGTCTTGCGTAGACTGCGTGAGGATGAAGTAGCAACAGCATTGGAATCAAGTTACTCCGCATTGATTGGAGACTTTGTTAATGACGCTAAAAACTTAGTAGAAGAGGCATGGAACTGGTCGTCACTAAGAAGCACAATTGCTTTTAATACCGTAGTAGGAACGTCAGAGTATTCTCTTACTGGATCTGGTATGGACGCAGTAGTAAAACACGCACTCAATGACACTAAGAACTCATTTATTAATTACAAGACAAAGGCGTACTTTGATAATGTTTACTACAATAATACACCTGCTGCGGGAAGCCCTGAGTGTTATACGTTCATTGGGACGGATGATAGCGATGATTTAAAAATCAAAGTATATCCAGATCCTAATGCTATTGAAGCTTTAAGGTTTGATATGGCTACGCCTCAAGCAGAACTCACTGCGGATGCTACTAAAATCAAAGCTCCTAACAGACCTATAGTGCAGTACGCATTTGCAATGGCTCTGAGGGAGAGGGGTGAGACAGGCGGTCAGTCGGCAGCAGAACAATTTGCCGTAGCCTCTAACGCTTTGGCAGACGCTATATCTATAGATGCAAACAGATTTCCAGAAGATCTAACGTACATGGTGGTCTAGATGGCTCAACAATTACAGAGCATTACAATCACAGCCCCTGGATTTGCGGGGATCAATACCCAAGACGCTCCGTTAGCGCAAGAGCCTAGCTTTGCTGCTGTGGCTGATAATTGCATTATTGATAAAGAAGGAAGGATTGCTGCAAGAAAAGGCTATGACTTACTTAACGGTAATGACTTGTTAGGTTCGTCAGCAGGTGTAGAAGCACTGCATGAGTTTGTTGCTCAAGATGGAGACATTACTTTCTTATCGGCAGGTAATAATAAAATCTTTACTGGTACTACCACTATGGTAGACGCAAGCCCAGGAAGTTACACAATCACCACAAATAACTGGAAGATTGTATCATTTAATGACCATGCTTTTTTCTTTCAGAGAGGCTATGAGCCTTTATTGTACTCAGATCACGCAGGTACAGTAGACAAGATGTCTTCTCATGCTCATGCGACAGGCACTCCCCCGCAAGGACATGAAGTGTTAGCAGCGTTTGGTCGTCTATGGGTAGCAGACTTTACAGCAGACAAGTCTACAATTTATTGGTCTGACCTATTAGACGGCACACACTGGACAGGAGGCTCTACAGGCTCGATAGACATCACTAAGGTATGGCCTACAGGGTATGACACTATCGTTGCTCTAGCAGCCCACAATGGCTTCCTAGTGATATTTGGACGTAACTCTATTGTTATTTACTCTGGTGCTGATGATCCCGCAACAATGACGCTAAGTGACACCATATCTAATATAGGTTGTGTTAACAGAGATGCCGTAGTTTCTACGGGTAGAGACTTAATATTCTTAGATGACTCTGGTGTACGAAGCCTAGCTAGAACTATTCAGGAAAAGTCAGCACCTATTGGTGATGTTTCTAAGAACGTAAATAATGATATTAAGTCTTTGTTTGCTGCTGAGACAGGCAATATATCTTTACACTATTCGCCACAAGAAGCGTTTGTGTTACTTAACTTCCCAGTTCTTGCGGTAGTGTACGCATTTGATACACGATTCCCATTACAGGATGGTAGTTACAGAGCCACTACATGGTCTTCTATTAGTCCTTTAGCCTTTACTCATACTGTAAATGACAAGATGTATATTGGTGTAAAGGACGGGATAGGTGAGTACAAGACTTACACGGACAATACAGCGAGTTATCAGTTAAGTTACTTTAGCCATCCGTTAAGCTTTGGCAATACTTCTAATCTTAAATTCTTAAAGAAGATTAACTTAACTACATTTGATGGCGCAGAGTCTACTGTAGTCTTAAACTGGGCGTATGATTATTCTGGCGCATACAAGAAACAAGCGTACACATTACCCCAATCAAACGTAGGTCAGTACAATATATCGGAGTTTAATACGACAGCAGAGTATTCATCTTCAATATCTTTAATTAACCGACAAAAGATTAATGCGTCAGGACAAGGAACGGTAGTAGCGATTGGCGCGGAAACTACAATTGATGGTAAACCCATTGCAATACAAGAGATTAACATTCAAGCCCTTATGGGAAGGATAGTATAAGATGTCGAATTACACTAAATTGACGAACTACGCTGCTAAAGACTCGATGGTCAGCGGTAATCCTGCCAAGGTAATTAAGGGCGTAGAAATTGGAGCAGACTACGATGCCATTGCTGTAGCAGTAAACAGCAAATCTAATAGCGCATCGCCTACTTTTACTGGTACTGTAACGGTAGCTAACTTAACAGCTACTGGTACGGTTAGCTTATCAACTATAGATGGTGGTACTTACTAATGGCTCTCGAAGATATGCAAAAAATGTTTATGGATAATCGAGGTTTGATTGGTGCGTTGGGCGGTGCAGCAGCGCAGGAAGCTATCATCCGAGATGTTCAGAAATTAGGTGAACAAGACTTACGAACTGTCTATGGTGATAGACCGCCTTCTACTCTTGCGGGTGGATTGATGGGCGAGATAGGCCGTCAGTCTGCATTCAAGCCTTTTACCGTAACTACTCCCACAGGAGGAGCGACTGTATCAGGTGCAGGAGATGTTACTCTTGGCATGACTCCAGAGCAGGAAAGAGTCAGGCAGCAGCTAACAGGGTTTGGCGAACAAGCATTTGGATTTTTAAGTGATCCTGCTCAGAGAGAAACAGAGCAGTCTAATCTCATAGGTATGCTTACACAGTCTCCGTCAGCTAGGTCGGCAAGAGAAGCAGAGATACGCACTGCACTACAGGCTGCACAAGCTCCAGAGCAGGAACGTGCAAGGCTAGGACTTGAGCAAAGACTAGCAAGCCAAGGTCGTCTGGGTGTAGAGACATCTATGTTTGGTGGAACGCCAGAAGGACTCGCACTAGAGAAAGCCATACAAGAGCAGCAAGCACAAAACGCACTAGCTGCAATGCAACAGGCTAGAGATGAGCAAGCACTAACATCATCTCAGACTCTTGCGGGACTACAAGAGATGCGAGGTCGTACAGGACTAGCGGGTGATCTAGGTCTACAAGCTTTGCAGTCTTCTTACCTACCGCAACAACAGCTAATCTCTTCGTTGATGCCAGGATTAGAGGCTTCTCGATTAGAATCAGCCCTAAGAACCACAGGTCTAGGACTAGGTGCGGGTCTTGCGGAGTCTACAATGGAAGCACAGCTAGGATATAATACATTGGCTAATGCTTTAAGACAGGCTCAATTCCAAGGTTTGTTTGATTTATTGAAAGGTGAGCAAGAAACAGCAGCACAAACTGCTCCAACTAAAAAATTAGATATAACTTCAATGCTTCCTGCTCCACAATCTCAAAATCAATTTGGTTTTTATAATCCTTCGGTAGTTACATAGAGGTCAGCATGGCTAATATTAATATACAATCATTATTTGCAGATATTATAAGCACTCCTGAGCAAAGAGAAGAAAAGCTCTTAAAGGAAGGTATGCTACAAGGTCAATTGCTTGCCTCTGGACTTAAAGGTCGGGCTGCTAATCTTGCTCCGCTTGCACAGATTGCAGGTCAGCTTGGTGTTCAGCGTCAAGAGAATCTACGCAGGGCAGTGCAGCCTATGCTTGGTATTGATCCAAGGACTACAGGTGAGAAGATGGCTGAACAACTTAAGGGATTAGATCCAGAAAGTCCTAATAGTTTGTTACAAGCAGCCCAAGCTATGCAGTCTATTGACCCTGTTCGTGCAGCGTCTTTGCGTCAAGCTGCGGCTCAGAAGCGAGTTGAACAAAAAGACAGAGAGGACACTTTGGCAGCAAGAGAAAGGCAAGAACAATTAGACGCCTTAACAATTGAAGGAAAATCTAAAGAGCTATCTCAATTAGCTTCTAGACAAGCCGCTTTGCCAGAAATAGCAGAATCTTTTGAAAATAGAAATTTTGATGATATAGCTGCTCAAGTTAGGAGCGGAAGCCTATCGGTAAAAGATGCGAACGTGATAGCTGACGCTAGAACACAAGTTGAGGGAAGCGAAGAATGGAAAAGATTAAGCAATACAGAAATTTTTGAAACAAAAACAGGAAGAATAATTGATTCTGGAGCTATTCCTGCTGAAAGAACTATAACTGTTGGAGAGGGCGAAAATAAAAGAATTATTGGTCTTAACCAGGATGGAACAACAAGATATAACATCTTAGCAAGAGATTTAATGTCTGGTGGAAGCGCATCTTCTAGCGATGAATCTAACCCAAATAGTGAGGCTGACAAGACATATGGAATATCATTAGCAAAAAATATACAAGATTTTAATTCAATCAAAGGAAACATTGTTTTAGCGTCAGAGTTAGCTGAACAATCAGTTATTTCATCAGGAAGACTTTCTAATGTATTGCAAGCTGCCACGGAAGGTATGCCGCCAATAAACGCAGCCATTATGCAGTCGAGGATTGAGCTTGAAAGAACGATTGACTCTATCAAAGCTAATGTTGCTTTTGACCGACTTCAAAAAATGAGGGACGAATCAAAAACAGGAGGTGCTTTAGGTAATGTTTCGAATATAGAGCTTGGATTACTAGAATCGACTATTGCCTCTTTAGACTCAGGACTAAGCACAGAGCTTCTAATATCCAACTTGCAAAAAGTTCAACGGCATTATCAAAATATTTTAAATGCCGAAATGGGGCTGCCAATTGAAATAGATCTTTCTGATCCTGTTTATAGCGATTCTATTGCTCAAGACGAAAACGGCACTATTTACGTCAAAACTGACGGAGAATGGAGAACTCCTTCTGATCAAAACTCAATAGTCATTAAAAATCTATAGGCATAAACATGGCAAATGACAAAATTGCAAGCGCAGAGTTGAAAAAAAAGCTTGACGCTCAAGTCGAGTCAAGAAAGTCTTCGCTTGCGCCAGAAGGTCTAGTCCCTTTGCTAGACAAACAAGAAATATCAGATCAGTCTTGGTACGAAGACCCGTCTATGGTTGCAAGGATGATCATAGACGGAGCTACTTTTGGATTTTCTGATGAATTAGCAGGAGCTATTGGCGCAGGAATCTCTACTGTTTTTGGAGGAGAGTCTGGCAAAACTTATTCTCAGTCTTATTCAGAAATAGTAGACAAACTAGAATCCCAAAGAACAGCTTATGAGGCAAATAACAGAGGTGCTGCCATAGGTCTTAATATTGTTGGCGGGATATTAACAGCACCAGTATCTATTACAGGATCTATCGCTAGAGGTGTTGGCGTTGCCGCTAGAGGGGCAAGCAGTCTTTTGCCTTCCCTGGGTCGAACCGCATCAAGCGCGGTTTTATTTCCATCAGCAGCAAGATCTGCTGTTTCTGCTGTTTCTCCTGCGATAGGAAAAGTAGTGGATGCAGGTACAAAAATAGCCGCTAGCCCGTCGGCAGTTGGTGCTGCTAGGTTTGGAGCAGAAGCAGCTGCCACAGGAGCGTTAGCAGGAGCAGGATTTGCGGAAAGAGGAGAAGACGTATCTGACGCGGCTCTTGAAGGTGCTTTGCTTGGA